GGCATTTACAGATGGAAAAAATCCAGTTATAACAAAGGTATATGAAATAAGACATGATCTTTTTGATTTATATTTTTCTGAAACAGTTATGAATGCGCAGAATGTGAATGTAGTATCACAAGCATATGAATATGTAAAAGCATATTCAAATGGTGAATTTTTAGATGCAATAGATGCTTGACATCGGTGAAATTTAAAGTATACTATCCGAATGGAACTTAAAATACATAAATTGTCAGACTATGTTCCTGATGTTAAATACGGAACACAAAATGCTGCTTGTTTTGATATAGCGGCATATTTTCATTATCAAAATTCATTCAAGACATTCTCTACAGACAATAAAGAAATAATTGTTCTTGGTGTTCAGAATGAAAATGGAAAGGCATATGTTGATATTCCACCAGAGTGGAGAATGCTGATTCCTACTGGTCTTATTCTTGACATACCAGAGCAACACTGTGTAAAAATCTATCCAAGATCTGGACTTTCCACCAAGAAAGGCTTGAATCTTATCAATTGTGTTGGTATAATTGATGCTGACTATGTGGAGCAATTGTTTATACCAATTCACAATAACTCTCAGGAAAGAGTGAGAATTTATTCTGGTGATCGTATTGCTCAGGGTGAATTGGTATATCAACCACAGGCAGAACTAACCTACATATCTGAAAGACCTCAAAGAAAAAGTGATCGTGACGGTGGATTTGGTTCCACAGGTGTATAATGAATACAACAAATAAAATTGATGATGTAGTAAATTTTTTAAAAAAATTTGCTGGTGATGATGCTATTCCAATTATTGGTGGAGCAGATTGGGAAGAATTAAATACTCTTTTCAAGAAAGATGAAATTAAAGAAGGCCTTGCTGAATACATTTCAAGGTATTCTGTTTTATTTCCATTTAGACAAATTTCATTTAACGAAGTTGAAAAAAAATTCAAAGAATTGCGAGCAGCACCTTTTATAGAATTTATTATGAGAGATTCTGGAAATGTTGTTGAAAAATACAATGACTACAAGTATCCATATTCAAAATATGGAAAATTTGTTATATCTTTTGGTCATTATTTTAATGATATTAGTAATTATTATCAGCAAAGAAACAGATATGATTGTGGATCGCATGGATTTGTCTCTCCAAATGAGTATTGGTATTCACCAGATCTTTTGAAAAAAATGAATTGGACTTTTTGGAGACTTGATGATCATGGCATAAATCACAGCAAAATTCGTGGATCTTTTAGATTGGGTGCATATGTTGCTACACAATTCAAACCACAAGTAGCAAAAACTATATTTGATTTTGTTGGTTCAAAGAGTAATAAAAAACAATTTAAAATTTTGGACTTTAGTATGGGTTGGGGTGATCGTCTTGCTGGATTTTATGTATCAAAAGCAACTAATTATCTTGGGACAGATCCAAACCCAAATGTATTCAGAGTATATAAAGATCAATGTATAGCATATGAGAGAATGATTACTGGAAAAAATCCAATAATTACAGATTTTCAAAAAGAAGTTAAGGGACACATTTATGATGCTTTCAGGTGTATAGGTGCATCTGGAAAAGAAATAATTGTTTATAACGCTCCTGCAGAAGATATCCTTGATGTTATAAAATCAAATAAATATGATTGCATATTTACATCTCCTCCATATTTTGCAACAGAATTGTATGACGAAGGTGGTGATGATTGGAAACAATCATGGTATAGATATGCTGAGTATGATAATTGGTGGAATAAATTTTATGCACCAGTCATGAAAGCATGTTTTGAGTCTTTAGACTCAAATGGTGCCATGATGATAAACATAATGGATCCAACTGTTTATGGCAAAAGATATAATACATGTGACCAAATGGTTGATTATATTAAAAATTTAGGTGGAATATTTGATGGTCAAATTGGAATGAGAATAAAACAAAGACCAAAAAATATAAACTCTACTGATCTTAAATTGCATTTAGACAATACATTCATTGAAAACATTTGGTGTTTTTCAAAAAATGGATTTGACTTATCTCCAGGATTTGCTACACTTGAAGGACTTTTTGGAGAATAATATGTCAAAGGATGAACTTTTTAAATTACATGAAGAAATGTGTAAATCTTCTTTGGAACTTATGAGAAAAAAGAATGCAGACTATGCTGGTGGTGTTGCTGATCCTTTTGCTAATTTTCGTAGAGCGGAGGCACTTGGAGTTTGTACAACAGAACAGGCATTTTTAGTTCGCATGACAGATAAAATGTCTCGCCTGTCATCATTTGCAAAACGAGGGTCGTTATCTGTAGAAGATGAAACTGTTCATGACACGCTACAAGATCTTATCAATTATTCTGTTCTTTTATCCGCATATATCAAATCAAAGGCAAAATGAATTTTTATACTAGTGTTTTTTATGATTTTGATTCCATTCTTTATGCCGAGAAGGAGAATGGCATAACTAAGTATAGGAGCGAAAAGTTTGTTCCGAAAATTTATCTCCCATCTAAAAAGAAAACTGATTTTATTTCGATTCATGGTCAGCCTCTTTCTGAAATGACTTTTGATTCCTATCAGTCCTACAAAGAATTTCAGGAAAAATATTCTGATGTTCCTAATTTTGAAATACATGGAGACATACAATCAGAATATCAATTTATTAATCAAAAATATGGGACAGACATATCATATGATTACAACTTAATTGATATAATGTACATTGATATTGAGACTACATCCGAAAATGGGTGGCCTTCAATTGAGGATCCTCAAGAAAAAATCAATGTGATTACTGTTTCATCAACAAGAACAGGTAAAGCGACATTTTGTTTAGGAAAAGTTAATATTCATAACTCCACGATATATGAATACGATGACGAAGAAGAAATGTTGCAATGTTTTATAGAGTATTTTTCAACAAATTGTCCAGACATAGTTTCTGGATGGAATATCAGATTTTTTGATTTCCCCTATTTGATTCGTAGAATTAAAAAACTACTAGGGTTCAAAAATGCAAAAAAACTATCTCCATGGAATATAATTAAAGAAAAGTATGTAACAAGAAATAACAAAGAAGATATTGTCTATGACATTATTGGTATTTCTATGTTGGACTATTATGAGGTTTATAAGACATTTACTTACATAAACCAAGAATCTTATTCATTAAATCACATTTCGTATGTAGAATTAGGAGAAAGAAAATTAGCATATGATGAATATGAAAATATAACTGAGTTTTATCGTAAAGATTTTTCTAAGTTTGTTGAATACAACATCCGTGATGTTGAGCTCGTTCAGAAATTGGAGGAGAAACTCAAATTAATAGAACTCGCAATTGCCCTAGCATATTCGGCAGGAGTCAATTATCAGGATGTCTTTTCCCAAGTTCGCACATGGGATGTAATTATTTATAATAACCTCAGTAAAAATAACATAATTATTCCTCCCAAGAAAAAGGGTAAGAAGGATGAACAATATGCTGGTGCTTATGTAAAAGAACCACTAATTGGAATGCATAAATGGGTTGTTTCATTTGACTTAAACTCCCTTTATCCACATTTGATAATGCAGTATAACATATCTCCTGAGACAATAACAGAAGACGGAATGCGCGGAACAATAGCACCAAATAGCGTCTTAAAAAATGGATTAGTTGCTATGAAAGCACTTGAAGAATATAAAAAAACAAATCTTTCTGTAGCAGCAAATGGAACAACTTATCGTAAGGATGTTCGAGGATTTCTTCCAGAACTTATGGATCAAATGTACAAAGATCGTAAAATATTTAAAAATAAAATGATTGAAGCAAAAAAAGAACTCGAAGAAATCAACGCAGAACTGAAGCGTAGGGGATTGACAAAGTAAAGTTTTCTGGTATACTATACGCATGGAAACGAGGAATGTGATTGACCACTACCATTACTGGAAGCATGAAGCGATCATCGCAGATCTTGATTCAAAGCGGAATAATTTTACCGTTCTTTGTAGCAATCTTTATAATGACTTTAATATTGCTACAGTTATTCGTAACTCAAATGCGTTTCTTGCGAAACAAGTAATTCTTTATGGATCAAAGCAGTATGATCGCCGTGGCACTGTAGGAACGCATCATTATACTAATTTTATTCACGCGAAGACCTTTACTGAACTGGACGAACGGTTCAA